GTCTCGCAGTTTGTCCAGCGTGCGCTCAATCATGCGGTGGAGTTTCACGGTGTCGGTTCCTCCTGTAGTACAAAAGTGTAGTACAGGAAAACACGGGGTTGCAAGAGAAATTTGTACTACACCTTCAGGACGCCCAAGACGGCCTTGCGCAGTCGGGGTGCATCCGTCGTATGCCCTCTTCTACCACGGTATCTCCGAGGGGTTTGCCACAATGATCGCAGAGGTCTTGGGGTGCAAGGGCAGCCATAGCTCGGTTGTAGGCGGTCAGGGCTGGCGCTTTGACGGGTGTGGTGATGGAAGGTGCAGGTCTAAAGCCGGGAGTCTTGGGATTTGGGTCCTGATCTCCACCAGTTTGCACCGCCAGCGCGCCTTGGTAGTACTCCAGCAGCCCAGCGCCGTTCTTCGCCACCTTGGCAAACGCCAGCATGATTGCCTCTGCACGGTCGGGGCTCTTGACGCCCCTCTTCCGCATCGCTTCCTTGGACTCGATCTCAGTTTGCCCGCGGCTGTTCGGCTTCCACCGGATGCTGGCAAGCTGGGAGATGGTCGTCTCATCGTCGAGTCCTGATAGGTCTCCGGACTTCGCGCGCATCCGCAGGCCCCAGTACAGTTCAGCCTTGAGGTTCACGAACTGCTCTTTGTCCGCCGGCGACTCGCCCACATTGACCGCGTTCGACGGGAAGCCAAGGTCTTGTAGGTGCTTGTGGAGGTAGTAGCCGATGCCAGCAGAGTCAACGTTGAGAGTCCCGATTGTGTCTCCATACTTCCGGAGTGCGCTCACCAGCTCGCCGCGGGGATCTGGATTGCCCCAGCCTATGATTTCGAGAATCTGGAATCCGCATCGGGCCACCATGACCGTCTCATCCTCGCCAGGACCCGCTACGTCAATTCCGATGTCCACCTTGCCCTCATACGTCCGTGTGTCCCGTTGCGCGCGCTCCAGCCAAGCCAGGGACAGCAGGGCATCAGGACTCTGAGAGGGGAAGTCGCCCATTACGCGTGAATCCCAACGGAAGTCTCCCGGCCCCCACTCCTCAAACCTCTCTTTGACCCACCGCCTGGTGGTCAGCCATGGCATTACGTTCTGGTCGAGCTCTTCTTCGGACAGGTCCATCAGGTCGCGGCCGTTGGGATCGCCTAGCGTTACGGTGATCGGAGCGCCTTCTGAGTCCTGAGCCTCATAGGAAAGCTTGATGCCTTCGAAGTTGGGCGTATCGAATGCGCTGATTGTGAACGGCTGGATACTGGTGCGCTTGCTGTGGAACTCATCGTAGAAGGCACCAGATGAGATGGTGGGGTTGCCCAGCTTCAGAATGCGCACATCGCCGCCGGCCCTGATGCCCTCAATCGCTTCGATGATCTTCGGGTCAACGCCAGGCGCTTCGTCGATGATGATGAGCACATGGTCAGCGTGGAAGCCCTGGAACTTGACGCCCTCATCCTGCTGCTGGACGGTCGTCGTGAAGCCGAGCGCGTACCGCATCGGGTACTTGGTTTTATCAAACTCCAGCTTTGTGAGGTTGGCAGATGGGAAGGGATACTTGCTCTTGACGAGGGCCTTGTGGATTTCACCCCACATCAGGACCTCGACCTGCTTTTTCGTGGGAGCTGTGGTCACCACAATAGCGTTCTCGTACCGGGCCAGCCACCAGAGAGCGAGTTGCGCCGCTTCAAAGGTTTTGCCACTGCTATGGCAGGCTTTTACGTTGACCTTCGCCTGGGGCTTTGTGAGCGCCATGGCGATTTCTTTCTGGACGCTCCACAGGTCGGACCCCAGCCAGTGTAGTACAAACTTGACTGGGTTCACGAGTGTACTACGGATTTTGGCCTTCTGTACTACAGTGAGCGGCTTCATTCTCCCTTGAGGATACTATCGAGCACGCTCACCTGCACCGGATTGTCTTTGTCGCCGGCCAGCGTGGTACGGTCGCCGTACTTCGCCTTGTTCGTTCCCTTCAGTAGGAAGATGAGCAGCGTGTCGCTGTACTCCTGAACGTAGCCGACGCGCTTACCGCCTTGGTAGACAGGCTTCTTCACGCCCTCATATGCCCTGCGCTTCGCCTCGTCCTCAAGCACTGCTTCACCCTCCACTTGGGCTTCATCCCATGCCTGCCGGAACTCCTCATCTTGGCGGCGCCACTCGTAAGCGCATGTCTTCGGTAGACGGCTCAACTTGCACGATTTACTGATGTTCCCTGTAGCCTTCAAAGCCTCAAGGAACTTCGCGCGCGTTTTAGGGGAGCGTTTTGAGCGAGGGGGAGGGCCTTTTACGAGGTTTGCCATGAATTTATTAAACCTTTACTTTCTCTTCTGGCGGAAGAAATGTTACGATCTCATGCCGCACGCAGTCATAAACGAAAGTCACCGTGCATTCGCCTATTACCGCTTGATGGTGACTATTCCGTAAAGATGTTCTGCCGATGGGAGTTGTGATTCCAGACTGGACCATTTGCACTAATTCCCGGCGAAGTTTCTTTGAGAAAACAAGCCCGTAGCGGGACTTTAGCCTTTTCTTGGCGTGTGTCCTCTCAGAAAGCTTCTTGGAAACTTTGGCCATGCGGCTACGCCGCCCGCTTCGCCGGCAGGATCAGGACACGCGAGGAGAACTGCGTAATACGCTCTCCTTGACATACTGCCAAGTTCACTACGAGCTGTACTCGGGTCTTGGGGAGTGTCTTTTGGGTCCTGTCGGCCATTGGATTTACCACCATGACGGGATTATAAAGCATCAGCGCGTCGCTTCGAAGAGAAACCACGCGCGCCGCTCCGCTTCGTCAATCCACACCTCAATCATCGCGGTAGAGGCGTAGTCGTCCGCTAGGGCACAGACTGTATGGGCGCTCCGCAATTGGGCGATAAGGGTCCTGTTGTCGGCCAGAAGCTCCTTGAGCATGTCCTCTGGCGCCGGGCCGGGCTCGTCTGAGTCCTGAATCCGCTGCAAACGGGCAATCTGGCCAATTGAACGGATCGTGGTGCCGCCGATCTTCCGCACACGCTCCGCAATGTCGTCGGTGATGCCGTAGATTTGCGTGGCCTGCTCGTCCAGAAGCAGGTGCCAGTCGCGGAAGTGCGGGCCGGTCATGTGCCAGTGGAAGTTCTTTGTCTTCAGGTACAAAGCAAAGCAGTCGGCCAGTAGCGCGTTCAGCGATTCCGAGAGTTTATCAACGTTCGCAGGACTGAAACCGTCTGCAACGTCTGAGCCTTGATAATCTCCGGTGGAGAATGGGAAGTCCATGGTGGTCACCTCGGAGACATTGTAGGCGTTTTGGGTCCTGATGCAACAGAAAACCCCCGGCTGGTTGGCTCGGGGGTCTGTGTGATTTATGCGGTCGGATCAGGTCTGACTGTCGAGGAAAGAGGCTGATGAGTGGTAAGAGGTTCGCAACTCCTCCGACCGCTTGAATAAATTCTACCATACATTTTTGACATTTACGGCAAGAGTGTGCAATTATTCAATCGTCGAGGGAATCGCAGGCTTATGAAAATGACCCCGAAAAATTCGGACCGTTCAATTTCATGGCATTCTTGCGCCTCGGCTGCGCTCTCGCATGGTGACTTCATCCCGAGAGTTGGCGCCGCATACAGGATGAGACCGATTCATTCCGCCAAGACATGCAAAACAAGAGGGTCTCAAGACTTTCTCTGAGGATGACGCTCAGAGAGATTGATGAGTCCTGAATCTGGCTCATTCGATCACGGCCAAACCAATGTGGGGCCAGGTTTCGAGATGTTTCAGATACTTCTCTTGTTTGAACAGTTGAGACCGTTGGCCGGAAGAACCGGGTAACCCACTAGGGAGAGGTTTATGCCAAGAATACTAAACAGAGAATCTTTGCCTGCGAATGAGAGGCTTGATAAAGCTTCTCTGCGGACGATTGACCACCTAACCCGTAAGTTCCTCAACAGTGCCCAGCGCAATCACGCGAAACTTTGGGCCATGGATGCGGCTCATGCTGCCTTTGAACTGCATCCTGAGTTGCGCGAAGAGGGCTCACTGTTGCGGTATTTCGTCGCCAAAGAGGGGCGAAAGAATGGCCTACGCGGCGCGGCCTTGACCGCGTTTGTCGAGAGTGAGTTCAGCGCGGGAACTTGGTGGCATCTGGTTCCCGAATCAGTTTTGAAAGGGGAATCAAAGTGAGCCAGAAAAAAACAGAAAAGAGAACGCCGCTGGAGCTACTCAAACTACTCAGCGGGTGGCTGGAAGACGACCTTCGCATTTATTACGCGGAACCTGCCATTGCGGAGATCAAAGCGCTCAACGCGCACAACGAAACCCTTCTGACTACGTTTGTTGGGTTTATCGTTTACTCGGTGGGTTGCAGTGAGAAACAGGCACTACATGAGATTGGTGTCCTGTATGCGATGGCGAACGCAGAAAGGAAGGAATCAAAGTGAACGATCTTGCAAAGAAACGGATCATCGCCGTTTCTGTCACATGCGCATTTGTGCTGTTCTGCATTCACGGATGCGATGGCTGTGGCGATCCGCCGCAACCACCCACCGCATCACAGTTGCTCGACTCGAAGTATCTGTCTGACAGGTATGAAATAGAGGCGAGGAGCCGATGTGAGGTCGGTGCCGATGATTATCTCCGCAGTATAGCTAAATACGACTTTGCATGGGATTCCAAGGAACCGGAATTCTTAGAGTTTTACAAGGAAATAGCTGAACCTGGAGTAATGCGGTGGGTCACGCGCAAGGCCAAGTTGCAGAACGGATTCGGAGCCTACAAGCACATCGTCTTAACGTGCGACTACGACACGCAGTCCGGGAAGGTTATCGAGTACGGGCAAAACTGAGAGGAGAACCAGTGAACGAACTTATTAAGGTATCAAACAAACAATTCAGAGATGAGTCAATTCCGACGGTTGACGCGCGCGAACTCCACAGTTTTCTACAGGTCGGAAAAGATTTCTCGACGTGGATCAAGTCTCGCATCGACCAGTATGAATTCGTTGAAAACTCGGACTTTTTAGTTTTCACCAGTTCCGGGGAAAACCTCACCGGTGGGCGCCCGTCGAAAGAATACGCAATTTCGATCGATATGGCGAAGGAGCTTTCCATGGTGGAGCGCAATGAGCGCGGAAAGCAGGCGAGGCAGTATTTCATCGAGTGTGAGCACATCGCACTGGCAAAGCCCGCGCCGACGCTTCCCTCCACCTACCTGGACGCCCTCAAAGAGCTGGTGGCGACCGTAGAGGCAAAGCAACTGCTCGAAGCGGAGAATGGAGTCCTGCGGCCCAAGGCTTTGATCGTGGACCGCATCAACGACGCCGAGGGACTCCATACCA